TATCGACCCCTTTGCCCAAGTATTTTTACCTTTTAGTGCTTTACTCAACTTATCTCTGGTTTCCGCTGATGGAACTTTTCCTGTATTTATTATACGTAATTTCTCTTTAGTTTCATCAGTTACCTTAAATCCAAGCCTACGTTTCTGCCCTATTAAAGATTTACTAATCTTTCTTTTTGTCTCTTCAGCCAATGCTGTACCATTGGTAGTTATAGCTATATTATAACAGTCACACCCAGTATGTTTAAACATATCTAAATAAAACTGCTCTTTCTCCAATAAACAAAAATCATTACATACACATAGTATAGCAAAATAAAAAGCGTCTTTTCCATCTTTTAAGAAAGCCCTTTGTAAATAAGGATTATAGTGTGACTTCTTTTTTAATCTATATAAATGATCTAATATTCTGCCTCGCATATTACGACTACTACCTATGTACACCTTACTGGTTATTTTATTTTTAATACAGTAAATACCACAAATATCTAAATCTTTATAATCTCTATTAAAAATGTTACTTAATTTTATAAATTCAGTTACTGTTTTAACAACCAAATCGGTACGTGTTATCTTCATTAATTCTCCTCTAAAAAACTATTCTTCACATAATAATGAGGTTGACTATAGAGTTGTTCATATAACATTCGGTTTCTTCTTTCCTTTCCTAAGAAATCTGGTATGTTATTCAATACTGAGGGATGGAATTGATGAACACAATAAGGCTTTTCAATTATATTAACTTTCATTTTCTTTTTTTCTACTCGTGCTAGAAAATCTGTGTCATCAAATGCGTGTCCATTTGCAAATCTTTCATCAAAACCACCTAACTCTCTCATATCCTTCATAGTCATAGCTGATAAAAAATTATAAGGAATAGTCCTATATATAGGATGAGTAAACCAGGAGTCATATCTACCAGCTATATCACAACTATCAGTAGTAAATCCTCCTATTATCTTAATTAATTTTTCTTCTAATATATCCATAGGTAATTCTATATCTATATTATTGAGCTTTATTGAATTATGTTCTCCTAAAGAATAACAAGAATACACAAAATATTGCCCACACTCAATATTATCCACGGCGTATTTGATAGGATCTCCAATATACATACATTCTGGACTCTGTAAAATTATGATGTCTCCAGTAGCCATAGCTATAGCCATATTATAAGGTATGCATGGATTATAATAGTACTTATCTTGTGGTTCAATTCTCTTAAGTTTTAAAAAATTAAATACTCCTAAGAAATCTTCAATTCTATGTTCAGGGCTACTAGCGTCATCAACAATAATGTATTCAAAATCTTTAAAGGAGGACTTTTCCATAGTTTTAAGGGTTCGCCATAATTCAAGTTTACGGTTGTAATATGTGGAGACTATTGATACTTTATACATTATGCTAGCACCACCTCCTCAAAAAATGTTTTTATTTTATTATATTGTTCTTCCTCATTTATAAAATTCCTAATAAATTTAGGACCTTCTTCAGATATCTTACTTAAACTTTCTACATCATCAAAAATAGCTCTGAATTCTATTGTGTTGTCGTATAAAAATCTTGCGGTCTTCCCCTCAATTAAGAAATGTTCACAGGTTTTTCCTTTGGTAAATTCCTTACTAGCTATTA